GGTATCGGCGCCCGGCGTGAGATCGGTCCAGCCGCAGTCCGCGTAGAAGGCGTTCTCCTGCGAATCGCCGGACTCCCATGTCTTGCTCATGTACTCGACGTACTGCTTCGCGCCGCCGTTGATATAGCGCTGCACGATGCCGTACCACTCGTCGCGCACTCCGGTCGGGTCGACCACGACCGCCATGCTCTTGACGAGCGGGATGTCCTCGCCGTCGGCGCTGCTCGAGCCGCCCAGTTCGTGTCGGTGCCAGGCGATGACGCCGGCATCGCGGTCGTAGGACATGCCGAGCAGTACGCCGTCGCTGCGCCGGCCCCATACAACCGCCTGCGGTTGCTCTTGGTACACAAGTTCAAGCACGCTCGGAGAGGTGATGTGCTCGGCGAGCGCCGTCATGTCCGGCGCCTTGAATTTGTCCAGCGCCGCGACGTGCGCCATCTCGCGCACCTTCCGACCGCCGCGCTGCACGAAGATTACCGCGTCTCCGGCCGCGATGGCCGCCGCACTGGCGCTTCCTCTACTCGACTGCGGCTTGAACGTGATGTTCGTGGGGGTAATGGGGTCATCCTGGTTCGTCGAGCGCACGCGCCATTCACTACGCGTCGTGCCGATAAGCAATCCCTTGTCGTGCGGCAGCATCCACTTGATCGCATTCACGTCGACCGAATTCAGCGTGCCCGATACGGCGTTGGAACTTGAGACGGTGCCATCTGTCGCGGAGGGCGAGAAGTTCGTGTACTGGCTGGTGTTCGACCCGTCGAAGCGCTGCGGGTACGACGAAGGCCCGGCGAAGAACAGGCGATCCTCGTAGAACGTGGCGCACGTCGGGAAGCCGGTCGTGGTTGACCATATCCCCATGCGCCAGTTCGTCTTGGCGTTCGTGTTCGTCAGCGTGGAGAGCACCGTCACAGTGACGACTGTGGTCGATGTCCAGCCGGTGATCTGCACGTACCCCCATATCGTGCCCTCGCGCAAGCGAATGAGGCGGCCTACGTCCGTGGTAGCGAAGCCCGCGCCGCCGTTGATACCCGTGACAGCGCTGGCAGTCAACGTCACGCCGGCCCCGGTGGCCGCGCTCGGCGTCATGGTCGTCGTGGTCGTGTTCAATACATCGTATGGGCCGTCTGTGAAGACGAGGTTGCTCAACGACCACGACAACGCGGACGCGCGCACGAGGATCTGCGGTGTGCGCGTCGGGTGCAAGATGTAGAGAGTGTCTGCCGACTGCGCGATCCGAATGTCGACGAGTTCTTGCGGCGTGAACGTGGTGACGATCTCGAAGATCTTCGCCATGCTGCCGGCAGTGAAGGTGCCGTAGCCGGTCGTGTTGATGTTGACCAGATCGGCGTCCTTCAGTTCGAACGTGTCGGCGGTCTTGTTGGTGACGATAACTTCGCGGTTGTTCAACTGCGTCATGCCGGTGACGTTGGACAGCATCAACCGATCTTGGTTGTTGTACCCGTGCGCCACCTTCGTCACAACGCCGGGATTCGCTTTGCTGATGGACGTGATGCTCTGGCTCGTGTTGACGAGGATACCGTGCGAGGTGAAGAACCGGATGTACTGATCCCCGAACTCGAGCACGTAGGTCTGCGTGGTGGAATACTGGAACGGGAAGAGCCGCGTTTCCCGTGCGTTGAACTTGACCGGATGCAGGAATGCCGTGCCCGGGCGACGGGTCCACGGGCCTTGTGTGAACGGCAGGCCGTTCAGGCAGACGAACATCCCGCGGTCGTACTTGTCGAAGTCCTGGCGACCGAGGAGCAGCGCGCTCAGTTCCCCGGCATCGAACCCATTCTGCATCCCTGACTTGCGCGCCATCTAATGTCTCGCTCGGAGCCAGGAGTCGTCTTCAGCGTCCAGGTCGGCGGCCGGCTTCTCGATCGCGTTCGCTAGTTTCGCATCGGCCAGGATAGTCTTGAAATCGTTGTTGAGGCTGTCGTGCAGAGTCGTCGAGCCGGTGATCTCTTTGCAACATACGAACGCGAGCCGATTGGCGAACGCCTCGCGGAAGAGCGAGTCGAAGGCGTTCGGGTCGTCGATGTCGGCTATATAAATTATCTCGAGCGGCGCATCGTCGTCGCTGACGATGAACTGCCCTTCGATCTTCCAGTCTACCGAGAAGCCTGTCTCGTTGTCGCGCGTCAAGCGCAGATAATCGTTCGGCAGGCCGTACCTATTGTGCTCTCCAGTCGTGGTCTGCTCGCCGTCGGCCGCGATCGAAGCGCGCTTCTTCGCGAAGCCCCACTCGTATCGGCGGATGAGCGAGCGGCGCGTGCGATCGAAAGCGGCGGTGAGGGTGCGCGCGTTGGGGTGATCCTGCGACAGCGACTCGAGCTTGCGCGAACTGCCGAGGAGTTGAAGCGCCTCGTTTGCGATCGCGACGTTGGAATCTGACATACTACCTCCGGTTCATGCCGCGAGGCGGGCTCGCAATAAGGGGATTCTGAGCCATCGATGTAGGACTTCCGCCCCCCGCTCCGCTATAGATCAGGTTGGCGGCGTTCCCGGCGACACTGAAGGTGCCGACACTGCCAGACAGGACGCGACCCACCTTGAGAGTGGCCGCTACCCCCGTCTCGACGAACGAACCGGAGGCCGCGCTAACTACACGCCCCACAAGTAAGTTTATCACGTTCCCGGTCAGGGAGAAGGTGCCTTTCGCGGCCGTCACGACGTACGTGCGCAAGGATGCCGCGGCGATGCCGGTCAGGGTGAAGGTGCCCTTCGCGGCCGATACCACGTACCCTTTCAGGGTGTTGGCCGCGTTGCCCGTGAGCGTGAATGTTCCTTTCGCCGCCACGAGATCGTCATTGTGCTGGAGCGCGGCGGCGATGCCGGTCAGAACGAAAGCGCCAGTTGCGGCAGTCAGCGTGTACGCCGTTGCCGAGGGCGCGTCCAGATCCTCGTCGAACCATCGCTGGCTTATCAGATCGAACATGGCACGTACATCCCCGTCGCCGTCTTGAACCAGTTCTTGATGTCGCGCAGATCGCCCGCAATGCCATCGTCATCGAAGTCTTGAAAGTTCACAATCGGCCGCGGGAACAGCCCCTTCTCGGGCGACAATGACATGGCCCAGTACGACGTGAATGCGATGACATCCGTACCGACTTCATTGTCGAACGCGATGCCGGGAGAGCCAGCTTGCAGCCTGGTCGTAGCCGTATCGATGTATGTCTCGATCAACGTCCCGTTCTTGTAGCCGCGCAACTCGGTGGCATCGGTGCGCACTATTGCCCTGGCCGTCAACACGTCACCAGCTACAAGGCCACCGAGCGCCGCGCCCGGGCCAAGCACCGTGAACTCCCCGATGTGCGGGTTGCCGCGCCACAACACCCACTGCGAAGCGTTCCCAGTATTGATGATGTCCCATTCGTAGGAGAAGATCCCGTCTGTCGGGCTAGTCACCATCGTCATCAAGACGTGAAGCTCGAGTTCGGCAGCGCTGAAGCCCGCGCCGATCTGCCCTACGATCCCGCTGCACTCCTGGTTCGGCGTCCACTTCCCCGAGACGATAGATACGCCATCGTCTGAGCCCGTAGCCCCTGGCGCGTGCGCGTAGTTCGGTGATCCTGATGTGACGATGACCCGGTTGGGCCAAGTAGCGGATACGGGGCAGAGGAAATTGCTGCCGTCGGAGAGAGGACTCTCAGCAGTCCCGAAATTGGTGTAGTAAAACGGGCGAATAATCACGGAGCACTAGATGAACTCGATGACGGTGATGCCACCGACCTTGCCTGCGCCACCGGCCGCGCCGGTAGTCGAATTCGTGGTAACTGCGCCGGCACCGCCCGAACCGCGCGCCTTGCCGACGATGCCGGCGACGTTCGCCGCGTTCGTTATGGTGACGCTGAAGGACACGCCGCCCTTGCCGCCGCCACCCCAAAACGAGACGCCGCCGTCCCCGCCGCAACCGGAGGACGTGTCGGTCGTGCCGTCCACTGATACCGCGAAGCCGTTCGACCCGTCGCCGCCGTCGGTTGCGACTGTGCCGCCAGATCCGCCGGTGCCGCCCGCGCCGCCCGCGCCGCTCTGCGAGTCCTGCGTGGTCGCACCCGAGCCCGTGCCGCCGGTGCCGCCGTTGGCGGTGATGAGGGTGCCGAATACTGCGGTACCCCCGTTGCCGCCGTTGGTGCCGTTCGTCGCCGAGCCGGC